TGAGAATATTGAGTCCCTTCCTGGTGAAGGAGCAGACCCTCTAAAGTGGGGCGACGTCCAGACTATCTATAATTACCTGTGGACGGGTAGGCACCACTTTAAGACAGTCATCATGGACACTGCCACCGAAGCGCAGGCTGTCAACATTGGTCATCTACTCGGATACGATGGGAAGGTAGATATCGATGCTTCCCTTCCCAAGTTTGACGAGTGGAATGAAACCACCGCGATGATGAGGAGAATGTTCCGAGGGTTCCGCGATTTGAGGATGAATACTATCTTCACCGCTCATACTTATGAGGAACCTCATCCCAGCTCATCCAAAGACAATCCTCGGACAATGGTCCGTCCCAGTTTCTCTAAGAAACTGAGGCAAGAGTCTCCCGCGTTCTTCAATACCGTTCTCTATATGTATGTGAAGGCGCGTGGGAGAAGCAATATACGTTTCGTCCAGACAGATAGGAACGAAGTGTATACTGCGAAGTGTCGGATTCCTGGTGTTCCTATGATCATGGAGAATCCGACAATGGAAGGTCTGTACGACATCATGATTCGGAACCCACACCAATCTGTCATTGACCTTTCGGGGGCAACGACAACTACTGTTGGATCAGCATCACCAACAGGGGAATCGGGTTCCGGTCGCATGATGAAGAAAAAGGCATGATGACGATGATTCAATCGGAGACTGAACAATGACTGATGACTACGACGACAACGAACCGATCCGCGTAAACTTTGCGGACGTCCCAGGGAAGAAGGTTTTCTATCTCCTTCCTTCCGGCAAGTACATTGCCGAAGTCACTGACTACACCCGAAGCGTTGTCTCGGAGGAATCCGACAACGCTGGTGCAGACATGTTTAACTGGGAATTCACTATCGAATCGACCGAGTCGGGCGAAACTGAAATCACGGCTAGGGTTCGCAACCCAGAAACCAAGCAGGCGGAGACTACCGATATCAAGGTCGAGGGTCGTCGCGTTTACGATAACATGGTGGTTGTCGAAGCATCTTTCTGGCGTATGCGTGATTTCCTTGACGCATGCTGGTATGACACCAGTGGAGAGATGGAAATCTTCCCTGATGAAATCATTGGGAACCGTCTGATCCTCGAAGTCGCACCCCAGCAGGCGAAGAAGAACCGGAAGACGGGCCAGGAATACAAGGCCCGTAATAGGGTTGTCAACTTCTTCCCGTTGGACACCGAACGACCTGCCGATACTCCTGAGCCTGCCAAGGCAAAGGAAAAGAAGGCCAAGGTAGAGGCAGAGCCGACGACAGAGGAAGCAAAAGTGTGATTCCGTAGGCGGTTCGGGGAGTGTCCTAGCAATGGGGCACTCCCCGTTCTGCGCTCTTACTCTTTCTTTGAGCTAAACAGGGAGGGGGTAGCCAAAGGTGGTGACATTCCTTAGGACTAATGACCCACCCGAGGAGGATCTCCCAGGAACATTCATCGATGCTTATGCAGAATGGGCTCACACCTTAACGGATGCGCCCAAACAATATCATAAGGCAATCGGAGCATCTATCCTCTCGACGGTGATGACTCCGCATATAAGCCTGCGCACTAGCTTCGGAGTGTTCGTCCCTAACATCTGGATTATGATTCTGGCAGGGACAACCCTGACTCGCAAGTCGACGTCCCTAGATATTGCCAGACGTTTGCTTGACGACGTGATGGATGATTACCTCCTGGCTACCGACGGTTCACCTGAGGGTCTACTGACGGAGCTGGGCGTCAGGGACGGCAAAATCAGTCTGTTCCATCGAGACGAGATCACCGGCTTTATGTCGGCGGTTATCCACAAAGAGTATATGTCTGGACTTCTCGAAGGATTCACCAGGCTTTATGATGGGCAGCCAGAAGTACGTATGCTGCGCAGGGAAAAGATAGAAATCAATAACCCTCACCTCATTATCATGTCAGGTGGGATCAAGTCTCGAATGGAAGAGATCGTTGGAATGGATCACATCCGTTCCGGCTTCCTTCCGCGATTCATATTCGTCACAGGAACTACCACTCCTGAACAGATGAGGCCAATTGGTCCTCCGTCTGACGAAGAGATTATGCCTTTACTTGGAGAAGAGTCTCCAAGGGATAGAATCGTCAACAAGCTGTGGCGGATTCACCACTTCTATAATGAGCCAGAGAAAGTCGACGAGGAACCAGCAGTCATTAAGATAGCTGGAATCACCAAGCTTACTGCACCACCGAAGCCTAAGCAGGTCAAGCTACAGGGAACGCCAGAGTTTTGGCTACGTCTCCAACAGTTAGAAGAGGACTCACGGAATCTCGGAGCTGCATCCTCAGATCCTAACCTCTATGGTCCGCTCTACGATCGCTTGAAAAACTCAATCCTCAAGGTAGCCATTCTCTTATGTGGGGCTGACCTCAGGGATAAGATCACCGATGAGGATCTACAGAAAGCTATCTATCTCGGAGAAGAGTGGCTTACTACTGTAACTGAATTCGCTCTGGCTATTGAGCAGCAGCCTCACTTGAATGAGTGGGAGAAGCGTTGCGAGAAGATTGCTGGGTGGGTCAGAGCCCAGCACCCTGTCTCTCACACTCAGACAGAAGTAATGCAGAGGTTCCGTATTCGTAAGCGTGACATAGTGGATATCGAAGAGACTCTGATGGCTCGGAGGATGGTGTTCATAGATCCATTCCCTAATCCTAAGAGTAGGAAGGGAACAGATATAAGGTACCATGCTCCTGATGTCCAGAAGATAGCAAGCAAGCGTAACAAGGAGGATTCGTACGTTGTCGAGGATGAGACGCAAAGGAGACCCACAACCGGACCCATCAGAATCCCTCCCCGAAGCAAAGACACCGACGACTAAACCAGCTCTAAAGAGAATGGGGCAGACTCGTGCCCTTCCCCTTACCATTGAAGAAAGAAAGCATCCTCTCGCTAAGTGTGAGTCCTGTCCATTGGGACGTCGTGGTAGGTACGTCCCTACAAAATTCCCTGTCAATCCAAATAATAACTCAGGCATGGCTTTTGTCGGGGAAGCCCCAGCTCGTTTTGAGATTCGAGCAGGGCAACCCTTTGTGGGAGCCTCTGGCCAACTTCTTAATGTCGTCATTGGACAGCATGGGTTGGACCGTGACGACGTCCTACTCACCAACGCCTGTAGTTGTCATTACCCGGACAGTATGAAAGCGCTTCCTAAGGAAGCTATTGAAGCCTGCCGTCCACGACTCGTCAGTGAGTTAGAGTGGGCAGGAATCCACACTGTCGTTGCACTAGGGAACTCGGCAAGCGCACCATTCCTGCCGAAAGATATCGCTAAGAAAGGCATTACCAAACTGAGGGTAGGACCTCCTAAGCTGATCGCTTTGGAAAACTCCATCCCCATTGAGCTAGTTCCAACGTTCCATCCTGCCTATTGTCTTCGCTCTCATGGGATGTTCCCTCTCATGCAGAGCGACATCGTCAAGGCTATCCTCAAAAAACAAATCTGTATCTGGTATGAGCCTACGTATGAGGTCATCACTGAGCCTCGCCTAGCTCATGCTCTCATGCTGGAAATCATTTCTCTCAATAAGGGTCATGGCGTTGTCGTTGATACTGAGTCAGGGAGAGATAAGGACCAGAGCTACGGCCGTGATGATGGTCTATTTGGCCGCGTTCTATGCATCGGAATTGGTCCAACTGATGTTTCCCATGAGCACCACGTCTACGTATTTGCTGACTCTTGTTTCGGTGTCGATCCTGTCACTGACGACGATTACTCAGTCGCTAATAGACAGCTATTGATAAGGCTGCTCTGCGTCTGTGGAGTCATAGCGCAGAATGGCAAGTACGATATCGGCGTCCTCATGAAATTCCTGCACTATGAGGCACCATTCCCTCTTGACTTTGACACCATGCTGGCTTCCTATGCCCTCTATGAGGTAGGCGGCATCCATGGTCTGGACTATATGGGTCAAGAATTGCTTGGCGCACCGGACTGGAAGGATGCAGTCAAGGAATACATTACCAAAGAAGAAGGCTATGGAGCTATTCCACGAGACGTACTTTACAAATACAATGCCTTCGATGTCCACGCTACGAGATTACTTCGTTCTTACTTTGGTGATCTGCTTGAACGTAAGGGTCTTGTTACGTTCTTTAACTGGCTTTGCCAGGTTGTTTCTCCTATGCTTACCATTGTGGAATCCAATGGTATGGGATGGGATCATGAAAGGAGTAAGGAACTAGAAGCGTCTCTCACTAAGGAGATCGATGAGCTAGAAGCTCAGCTTCCGCGAGTCATCGTCAAGGATGAGGAAGTCACACTCAACCCTCGCTCTCCTAAGCAAGTTACCGAGTGGCTATTGGATCAGGACATCCGGACTGATAGTACCGATGAAGCTCATATCAAATTCATGCTCGAAGACAAGAGAGTTAAGCCTCACGTCAAAGAAACTCTTAGACTCCTCTTGAAAGTACGTGCGGTATCAAAGCTGAGAGGCACATATGTCACAGGACCGGACGAGAAGGCCACAAACGATAACAGGATTCATACTACTTATCTTATTCACGGTACTACTACGGGTCGTCTTTCTTCCCGTGGTCCGAACCTGCAAAATATACCTAGAGGAGGAGTGGTTAAGGAGCAATTTGTTTCAGCTCCTGATCGCGTTCTTCTCACTCTGGATTATGCTCAAGCTGAACTCAGGGTCCTAACCTGGCTAGCTAAGGAAGAGACTCTTCGGGATCTCTTTTTGGATCCTGATAAGGATATGTTCATGGAGCTGTGTCTCCAAATGATTCCAGGCTTTGCCGAGATGGACAAAGCTCAGAAGACAGAGGTTCGTACTCTCATTAAGACGTTCGCTTACGGAGTATCGTACGGTCGTACCGCCGAAGGTATCGCTGGTGATCCAGATTTCCATATGACGGTTTCGCAGGCGCAATCGCAGATGGATAGGTTCAATGCCAAGATCCCTAGAATTAAAGCATTCCAAAAAGAGGTGGTCGAACGGATACATCTCGGAAGGGCTTTGGTTAACCCATTCGGGAGACACCGTCGCTTTTATCTCATTACTCCGACGAACCAACGAGAAGTTGAAAACGAGGCAATGGCGTTTCTGCCTCAGTCAACTGCTAGTGATATCGGTTTGGAAGCAGCCTCTAGGTGTATTACAGAAGGGATTCCTATTGTCAATCTCGTTCACGATGCCCTCTACGCAGAGGTATCGCCAGATGAGATTGACGATGTCATGGGATTAATGAACAGGATCATGGTGGAGACTGGTGAACAGGTAACGGAGGGTTACGTTCCGTTCCGTACCGATGCCAAGGTCGGTAAGAGATGGTCAGACCTAGCTTGACTCCGTATCAATCATAGCTATACTCGACTCTATCAGCCCCACCGCCACCCAAAACCCGAGTAAGGAAGAATTTTGCCCAGGTCAACTAAGAGTAAGCGCATCGCCGAAGAGGCCGGAGGCGTTGCCACTCTTGAGCCAGAGGAAGGTATCGACGAGATGACCACCGCAACGGATCAGGACCCCGAGACTGACGAGGAGTTGGATTCTACCGATCCTCGTTTCACTTATGAATCTATGCCTGCACCGGCTGATTTCCAGCCTGATCGAAAGACTCCTGGTCGCGTTCGTCAGCCTAGCTATTTCGATACTGTCCTTCGTCACCCTGATGTGTTCGAGTCAGGTCAGTGGCAGATGGTTCCGGTCAATTCAAAGGAGCATGCGGAAGCTACCAAGCGGGAGCTGAATCGCGCCAAGCTTTGGCTTAACAAGACTGGTTTGGAAGAGGACCCCCCGCTTCCTGAAATCGGTCTCGATCTTGACGAGCGAGAAGACGCAGTGTATTACAAGTCTCGCACTGCTCAGAAGCGTGAGCGTAGGGCCAATGGTTCTGCCAATGGTTCTGCGATCGATCAGGATGAACTGGAATTCGATCCCGAAGAGGGCGACGAAGAGTAAATCGTGGCCCGTATGCGGCGTAAGCCGGGGGCGACCATCCCTAACCGTGCTTGGGATGGTCGCCCCTTCCGCATCTTCTCTGCGGATCCTGGCGGCACTACAGGTTGTGCCACTGCTGAGTGGAATGGGTTGGATGGAGAAGAACTTATCTCACTGGATCAAATCAAATTCAATCGTTGGGAGATGGGTCCGCATGATCACCACGTGGAGCTGTGGCACACTCTCAGCCTAGAGCAATACACCGAAATCGTATGGGAGTCATTCGAGTTTCGTCAGCATTACTTTAAGGACGAGGATGGTAATCCTATTGCCAAGATGAAAGTCGAGTTGATTTCTCGAGAATACATTGGAATCCTCAGGCTATTCTGTGATTCTACAGGCACTCCTGCTCATCACAGAACTGCATCTTCTGCTAAGAGATTCATTGACGACGAGAAGATCAAGCAGGTTGGTCTTTGGATTCCAGGAAGTACGCATAAAATGGATGCCACCAGACATCTTCTCCGTTACATGGTGGTAGTGAAGAAAATCCAGGAGCCATTCACGGACATATGGTTGGCAGACTGAGCCTTCACTAATAGACTGGCCCCACATCTTGTGGGGCTTTTCTATTTGGGGAGATTGCCAATGGATAGACAGTCCGAAGCTTATAGGGGAATGACCCCCGAGGATGTAGTTGAGGAGATCCCAGGCTCTACTATCCACCCTCCCGCGCGTTCCCTTAATGAAATCAATATGCCCGATGATTTCCCAGAGATCATGGGAACTCCTAAGACTCTCGCTCAGGCTGAGAGTCATCTCTTCGAGCGAATTATGGACCCCGAAGCACCCGATGATAATACAACCAAGGGTGTCTATGTTCGCATGCGATTCGAAGGCCAGGAAGAATAATGGTAATGATTCCTTGGCTTGTCGACGCAGCCAGACTAACAGGTTATCCGGTTACCGAAGTAGGAGGGTGGCAAGGCAGAGGCCATGGGGGAATGCGCGTCCTCGAAGGAGTTGTCTGTCACCATACAGCGGGACCTAAGACAGGAAATATGCCCTCCCTCGGAGTCATCACCAATGGGAGAGCAGGACTTGCAGGACCACTTGCTAATTATGGTCTTGCAAGAGATGGCGGAGTCTTTGTTGTCGCTGCGGGATGTGCTTGGCATGCCGGAGCTAGCGCATGGGCTGGATTCTATGACCTTAACGATGAATTCTTGGGAATTGAAGCTGAGGATGACGGAGACGGAATCTGGACAGCAGAACAACTTGACTCCTATCCCCGACTGGTAGCATCTATTCTATTCTTCTGTCGTCGTGGGGCAGACAGATGCACAGCGCATAAGGAATGCTGTGTGCCTAAGGGTCGCAAGCCCGATCCTGCTGGAATCAATATGGTTGAATTCCGCAACCGAGTGGCATTCCTACTCGGCGATCCCACTCACCGAATCCCTCGCTTCTCCAACCCTGCCCCTATTGTTAAGAAGAAGGATCATGACATGCAGGATATTGTAGTCCCTCCTGGCAAAGGTGACATTCGTATCGTTTGTCCCGTAGGTGATGCAAGCGCAGTTGTCGCCAAGGCATTCCTTAGTGCAGTGGTGACCGGTCCTACAAAGTCTGGTACCGCACGGTGTTGGGCGCAAACAGATGCCGTAGGAATCGATGACTGGTCATGGACCATCCATGTCGATAAGAACTTGTCCCAAAGGCCATGGCGAGAGCTGAGGAATAAGACTACGCAGATCAGTATTCAATACGACTTCCCTGAGGGTGGAACATTCTGTATTGAGACTGTAAGTAAGTAAAATAGATGAGTCATGGGGAGGCATACGCGAGGGAGGCATAGGAGAAGGCCACCTGTCGCGCGAAGGCTGGCTCTGTTTGGATTAATAACCTCGGCAGTGGTGGTGCTGGTCATTGCCTTTAGTCGTTCTCCATCAGTGATTGAGGATTCAACTCCCCAACCTGCACCACCTGTTTTAGATGTCTCAACTCCTACTACTCAATCCCACTCAGATTCTCCAACGACCACAAAGAAAAGTAATAAACGGCCAGCTCAGGCGCCTGAGAAGCCTCCTCCCAAGATCAACAATCACCCCCCTGTAACACACCAGGCACCCCGGACGATCAAGCCAGTAAGGCCACCAGGCCCCACAGCTCGACGGCAGGTTGTGCCTCCGGTCACACCAAGTACAAGTAAACCCTCATTCGCAGGTGGATTAAAGCGGGCTATCCCGCATACGCAACGATCTCTTCCATCACCCGTCATAACTCCACAACGAATAGCACCGGTCAAACCTAAGCCGTCTATAGCTGCTCCTAAAGCTACAGCTTCTCAAAGGGTGGTTTCTTCGACACCTTTGAGAGTAACTACAACTCCACAACGAATTCCAGTACCGAAGCCACCAACGGTAATAGTGACACCGTCAACGCCATCTCCGACGATACCAATATTGCCAAACAATCCTAAGTGTGCTAACATCGGTCTACTGGACGCACCTAAGGCAGCATGTAATATAGTATTAGCTGCCTTTCCACAAATAAAAACGGTTCTCGGCGTAGGTAGTAGACCGGATAACCCAACCTCTTGTCATCCTAGAGGATTGGCAATCGACTTTATGGTTGGAGCAGACAAAGCTCTTGGTGATAAGGTATTCGCATTTGTCACCAAGAATAGAGTCTCATTAGGTGCAACACCAGTCATATTGTGGCAAGTGCCAGACCATTTCGACCACGTGCATGTTTCATTTGAACCATGTGCAGGATGACCCCCCGGACAGAGAGCCGAAGCCGACCACTACGATAGCGAGACCTCACATCGGCTTTACTCCTGTAAGGGCTAGGTGACTCATGGTCATAGCTCGCCAGTTCTTGCTAGATGGTACCGACCCACGATACAACTGCAAGTGTGTTACCAAGCATGTTCCTAAAGCACTAGAGCTACATAAACACCATGTGTGGCCCGTAGGAGAGGGAGGACCAGATGTCAAAGAAAATCTGGTCATCCTTTGCCCGACTACTCACTCGAACGTCCACAGATTGTGGCGTTTGTATGAAGAGTACGAAGGGCGTCCTCCATGGGAGATGTTAAGAAACTACTCGGAGTATGCTCGCGCTATTGTCGAAAAGGGTCGCGAGCTTCGGAGAGCGAGTAGTGTTGTCACACTCCCACAGAATGAGGACGAAAGCTCCATTCCTATCGTCAGTTGAGAGAAAACTACTCTACAAATGGACAGCTCTACTCGCGCCCCTAGTCCTTATCCTTGGGGTGACTACAGGCGTATTGACCAATCACTCAGAATTCGGGACTCCGATTCCCGACGTCGTTCCACTCCCGACCTTCGGGAACTTGCCTACCCTTCCGGGTACAATCCCCTGTGTCCGACGTGCAGCTTTCTCAGTACAAAGTACGGACCAGACGACGGAGAACTCTTCATCCACTGCCACAACTACTACGGAAAGCCCGACTGGCTCACCGACGGAGACCACTTCTCCGAAGGAGACCCCGACAACCCCAACCTCCACGAATACTACGCAGCCGGATAGAACAACAGTTACCACTACCCCGGCGCAACCTCCAACGCAACCCACGCAATCTAAAACGGGTACGTCGCAACATACCACTCAAAAGCAGTCCAGCCAAATATTACAACAACGATTAGCACCGCAGCCCAAAACCACGCCATTACGGTCACCTCCTCAACGACAAGGAAAGACGGTATGGACTTCAATACCTACCAAACGGCAACAGATACCACAGCGATCTATACCCATGCAGGCCAGGGCGATACCGTTGCCGTCAACTACGCCATCCTCGGTCTCATCGGAGAGGCCGGCGAAATCGCCAACAAATGGAAGAAGCACTACCGCGACGGAGTCGCGCTCGACGAGTTGTACCCAGTTATTGCCAGCGAATTAGGTGACGTCCTCTGGTATGCCGCCCGTCTCGCACTGGAAATGGGATACAGTTTCACCATGGTAGCCGAAGAGAATCTTCAAAAGCTCCAATACCGTAAGCAACGAGAAGTGCTTACCGGTTCGGGGGACGATAGGTGAGAATTGAAATTGTAATTTCTATGGTTCAGCTAGCGGGCCTAGAAGCGGTAATGGAACTAATTAAGGAGACGGGAGACAAGATCATGGCAACGCTCGACGACATCAAGGCGCAGATTGCACAGGCCAACGAGTCAACCAACGACATCGCCAGTGACATTCGTGCACTCAAGACGCAGCTCGACCAGGCCATTAGTAGTGCGCAAGGTCAGGTTGACGCGCAGGTACAGGAGCAATTGCAGCAGGTTAGTGACGCACTTCAGCCTCTCGTCACTCGGCTAGAAGATGTAGCCGGTCAGACCGAATAACATACAAAGATCCCCATTGCCTATATGCGCCGGAAAGGGTGCGCAGGCAATGGGGATCTTCGTTCTTCTGTGGGATTCCATGTGTCGGGTCGGACTATTAAATCACCTCCCTTGGTAGACAACTCCGGAGGGGGTCTTATCAATAGCACCCTGAATTACGATTGTGGCAATGCTTTCCCTGAGAACAGGGCGTACAGCTACAGGTACACCAAGCCATCATGATTCTCTTAACCAAACTCATTTGTCCTCCATTTCATTTTCTCGTAGGGATAAGCTAAAGGGGAGGCACCGCCTTGCCCAACGATGCCTCCCCGGGAATGCCAATCGGGAGCCTAACTACCCTCTGCAACAGGGTATGAGCGTAGTCTCGAACCAATTAGCAAAGTAAGGTGGTGCCCAATCCCCCGACAGAGATTGGGCACCGGGTATGGTGACCCTCGACACTAATATTCAGTTATAAACTTGGTGGGCCTGTACCTGTCCGAAAGGCTACAGGCCCGCCAAGCCAGGGATTCGGACTCCCCTATCCATCCGTCCAAGCTTTCAACCTGGCGATGGAATCTTAGCGTCCTCCGACCCTACTCCAACGACGAGGAGTAGGGGCTTTCGCGAACACTTCTACAGTCTGCGTGCCACCAGGTAATTAATCTACGAAAAGATTACTACGGGTGGGTTGTCAGTTGTGAAGCTCTTAGCTTATCGGATATTCTCCGAGAGGACTATTAAGTTTTAGCAGGGATGGGCTTTTCGGGACAAGGTAAACCTTGCCGTGTATCCTACTTCGCCCATCCCCCAGGACCGACAATACTACACAACAATGCTCGGTCCCTGACACATTGTTGGAGTTTAGGTAGAGAGATACGCAGTGCTAGCGAATCCGGCAGGGATACCGCCCCAGGCGAAATGAAAGACAAACAAATTCCTGGTTACTTGGGCATCCTTTGGGCGACTCAACACCCCGAGGCGCCATGCCTGATGGATGGATGTGAACCCTTTTGACAAGACTCTCCTGTGTATCCTCTACGTCTATCTCACCAGTGATGGGCTACGTCAACCACCACTCGGCTCGGGCTAGAAAGACTGAACACTCGGAAAGGCAGCCTCGCCCGGACACCTAATCCAACAGTTGTCTGACCCTCAAACGAGCCACCATACACTACGGAACGGAAAGTCTGGAAGCCATTTACCGAAGGCATCCGGGTGGTATCAGAGAGCGACCGAATGACCAGCTCTAGCTTAGCACCACCAGTAACCGGAAGTGGATTGCCCGATCCCTCTGCGAAGACAGTATTCACATATTGTACGGACCATCCTGGCGCGGCACCGTTGACGTCAAAGACTAGACGATCATAACAATCACTTCGTCCAGCTCTTACCGACGTAATGTTACCGACAGATGTTACACTGTTTACTTTTGGAAGTGATCCCCAACCAGTCGAACAACTTACCGCACTAGCCGTTGGAGCGACTAATAGGATAGTTACTCCGGTCAACAGTAGTGTAATGACCAGTAAGATTAGTTTGCGCATGACAACCTCCTCGTTGCTTGCCTCATAACTATAGACGTTTGAGGCCCGAAGAGGTTGCCATGCTCGGAGGGGACGTTGTGGGAGCTACCAGATAGGCCCCGACCTATCTGGTAGCTATCTCGGTGTTAGCAATATGTCTAATGCTTCCGAGAGGTCATATGTTGTTATCAAGTGGCGTGATCAAGTCCAGTGTAGGACCATCATCGGTAGGAGTCAATCGACCGCACTTACAGTGTGCTCCATCTGCTCTACAGCGATCGTCTGGCGCATGATCATGCAGCCATACGGAGTAACCGGTATCATATAATGCAACTGCATGAACCCATCGTGAATCCCATGTCTCATCGGGATTCACGTATAGAATCTTCTCTTTCGGTGTCGTTGGGTTCCACTGAAACAACCCTTGAGCTTCGGTCATGAGCGGTCTCCCAATCGGTCATAGTCGGCAGTGGTCCAACCATCGAGAAAGTTTCCTTCGGGGCGATCGATACCGACTAGGTCGCACAGATGGTTAATCTCTTCATGAACGTCACCCATATTGTCAGCCACCATCAGTCCACCGATGATGCCGAACAGGCTGAATCGCTTAGGTGTAGTCATGAGTATTTCCCAGGGTTAGCTATTGCATCAACCATCTCGGCTTTACTCTGAATCTTCTCCCACCGAATCTGATCTATTGAATCCCTGATCTCTATCGAGTAGATCCTCACCGGCCACTTCTGATTCCGACGCCATGCCCTGTCTTCCGCTTGGACGTTGCGGTTTGGATTCCATGAACGGTCGGTGAATATAACATGGTGTGCTCTGTCCAGGGTTATCGTCTTGCCCGCAGTCGCAATCGTGCCTACGAATATTCGAGCCTTTCCAGACTGGAATCGTTCTACCAGCTCGGTACGATGTGATGTTACTCCTCCATGCATCTTGACTACTGAGATTCCCTGAGCCTTACATTCTTCCTCTACCAGGTCCGCCATTCCACGGAACCATGTGAAGACAATGAAAGACTCTTCCTCATGGTGAGTAATCAATTCTATAAGGGCGTCTAGTTTGGGAGACGGCTTGGCAATAGTAATTTGAGGGTGCTCCCAATCCACGTCCTCATCGGCTACCCCTTCCTCCGCTTCCCACCGTGGTTCAAGAGTACCTAAAGCTATCTGTTGCAGCCGTTGAATCACAGCGACAACGGCAGGAGCCATGAGGATAAACTCTCCTGAATCCATGTCTCCAATTCGAGCCATGGATCTCTTCTTCATCTGATCGTACATCCTGCGCTGCCGGGGTGTCATGTCCACGGTAATGGGTGGCTGAACCTGAATCTTATCCGGCATGTCTCGCACTACGTCAGTAAGTAGGCGACGGATATAGAATGGTTCTATCTCTTTGTGTAGCTCACCCATGTTCACGACTCCGACTACCTCACGGTAACCGGTGAGCTTTAGTTCTTTCCTCCTAGTTACTGGATTGTAAACCCACTCACGTCTGAACTTTTCTTCGAATTCCAGGTAGTGATTCCAGAACCGCCACGACGAACGATACTTCCCAGGATAGAGCCAGTGCAGGAGTGACCATATATCCTCAGGCTTATTGTCTGCCGGATTCCCGGTGAGTCCTGTCTTAAACCTGCAACGAATCTTCTTGAATGCCTTAGTTCTCTGAGATTTGGGCGATTTAATCATATGGAATTCATCAGCGATGATGTGGAACCATACAATAGGGTGCGGAGTCTTTAGTAGCGTTCCCTGTATCAATCGGATCGCATCGTAGTGTACGATGTAGAAAAAGTAATACGGAATCCTCTTTCTAAAGAGGTCTTCTCGGAGGTCGTCTAACTCCTTCTCGAATTCCGCCCTATTCTTAGGGTCAATGACAAGAATCTCCGACCTAGGAATGCCCATCGCTTTGAGATGGTAAAGCCATACGTCCAGCCCAATTTTCTCCGAGACGATGAGCGTCGGCCCATTTCCTAACTCCGGATTGTCTAGTCGTAGCTGAGTATCCCGTTCGATAGCGGTGACTGTCTTCCCGACCCCCATTGAGTCACCGATAAAAGCACCGGTTACCTTACGGAATTTCTCTACCGCTTCGAGTTGGTCAGGTGCAGCTTTAA